GTCAGCACCTCGTGACCGAGATCCTGCACCAGATGCAGCACGAGCGCCGAGCCGATGAAGCCGCAGCCACCCGTCACCAGAATGCGCATCGATCCCAACTCCGTAGGTCAAGCTCTTACCCCTGCACACGATGGGTCGTAGGACGGCGCAACGCGGCGAAGTCAAGGCAGCGCCTCTTAAGCCACTTGCCAGTGTGCTGCCAGAGTTGAGTAGGGAGAAGCCCAGCGTTGAGACGGACGGGCAACGCGGATTAAAGACGACTTTGCGCATTCGGAAGCGATAGGCCATTCGTTCACGGACAGCTAAAAGCTGGAGCTCGGCCGAGCCTTCAAGAGGCAATCTGGGATCATCAAACTGCATGCGCTGCCGCTGGTGAACCCTCGTCAACGATGTAGCGCGACCGCTTACGGGAAGCTCCCCAGGTGGCAATTGGCTCGCTGCTCTGGTAGGACTCCTGAGGGTGTCCCTCGGTGTCTTTTGGCCACCACTACAAAGTAATTAAGCGTAAAACTCGTAGCAACACGAGCATAGGTAAACCAGATGTCGCTCTATGAACTGTTTCTCAACAATACTGGACGACCGATCCATAAATCAGGACACTACTTTTTCGCATATGAGCGGCATTTCGGCAAGTATGTCGGCCAGCCAGTCACCTTTCTAGAAATCGGCGCGGGAAACGGCGGATCATCGCAGATGTGGAAGCGGTGGTTGGGGCCACTGGCGCGCATTGTAACAATCGATATTAATGAGGTTTGCCGTCAGTACGAGGACGAGCAAGTAGCTGTGCGGATCGGCGACCAATCAAATCCTCAGTTTTTGCAGACAATTATTGATGAGTTTGGCGTACCAGATGCGGTGCTAGATGATGGCAGTCATCATATGCAGCACGTATCAGAAAGCTTCCAGTTTTTATACGACCGGATAGCTTCTAACGGCGTGTACATGATCGAGGATATGCACACCGCGTACTGGCCAGAGTACGGCGGCGGTCGCGGCGATCCGAGGTCGATTATCGAGCGGTTCAAGGGGCTCATCGACGACCTGAATGCGGACCATGTTCGTGACGGCACGGTTACGCCCAGCAAGTTCACTCGCCAGACGGTCGCGATGACCGCATACGACAGCATTCTTGTCTTCGAAAAAGCGCCGCTCATCAACAAGCACATGAGGATGATCGGAAATGAAGACTTGCGAGTCAACTACTAACTTATTGAGCAATCTTATGATTTCATTGCAACGCTGCACGCTTCTATGGGGGACAGCAGATATTCATGATGATGACCCGCAAGTCCGGGTCGTCGATGATTGTGTCTATCTGCCATACAGCCACGGCAGCGTTTGGGGATTGTTTAGCTCAGATGGTAGGCCGGTCTTAGAGGCAATCGATTTCCGTGAAGGACTCCACGTACCGGGAGACCAACGTCTTCCAGGCGAAGGCCGGATCGATGTGGCAGTAGCAGAGCGGTCTGACACAACATATATTTATGTTGGGCGCATTAACTTTCACTATGGACACTTCCTAGTCAACACCCTTCCGAGATTCTGGAACATCACAAAGATAAAAACGCCAAATACCAAAATATTGTACCATGGACCGATGTCTATTGAGCAAATTTTCTCCACTCCATACGTAAAGACTATTCTTTCGATGCTGGGGCTGACGCCCGAGGATTTCGTTAAATTTGTAGCCCCGACAAAAATCAAGCACGTTGTCGTACCAAAGACCAGTTTTGAAGAACAACGCTCAGGATATTCCAAATATAAGTCCCTCTGTCACGATATCGGCTGCAGGTTATTGAGAAATATAGATTCATCGGCAAGAATCGGGACTTTATATTATTCAAAAACTCGACTCAGATCGGCCGTCGGTATTATAACAAACGAGATCGAAGTTGAAGAATATATGCGCGAAAAAGGTGTGCGGATCGTCTATCCCGAGGAACTAAGCCTAGAAGAACAGTTATCATTGATGTCAAAAGCCGAAAACATAATCGCGTCGGCTGGATCATTTCTACACACAAGCATTTTCTGCTCCCCTAGAAATATAACCTGCCTAAATGTTACAGAACAGATTAACTCGAATTATACTATTATTGATAAGCTTAATCGAAATGCTGCTGAATACTACTACCCGACCGCTATGCAGGTACTGCCACAACAGGATGGATATCTAACAGCACGGTACCTGCCCGAGGCAAGGGCCGTCGCGGAAAAGCTTTTCGAGATTTCAAGGTCTTGATATTATATAGCCGGGCTCGACACAGCTACTTTGGCAGCGCCTCAGAGAAGAGCACTGTCGAGGTCATGTGAGACCGGCAGAACACTGGCGTTCCATTTCATGAAAAGAATGGATTTGCAAAGCCAGCTGATCGCCGGACTTTCAATCAAGGCGGCACCTGTAGTTACCTATCTACCAATGAATACTGCCGGCCCTGCACTGGCCGCCGCGTCTTTTTACACCCATAACGAGGCAGGAAGATTATCTTTGTGCTAGCTGGACGAATTGATGGTGTAAGCAGATCAGCTGCTTGACTGTCTCTCCGCCGGCTGCAGGCGATCCGGCCTGCACCGGGGTAGCTTCGAGGCGGTCCACGCGACAAGTCATGCGAGGACTGAAGGCGACGGTCACCCCATCATCGCACGAATACGACCGATCCCGCGTTCAGCCAGCGCGAAATGCTGGTCGCGGGTGACGCAGAGATAGTTCAGAACCCTTGCGCCAACGTGGCGCGCGAACCATTCCTGGGGACCGCTCCCGTCGTATGGGATGAGCGTCAGCGCCTCGTCGTCGATCGCATAGACGCGGTAGCCATATGCCGCAAGAATGGCATGGCAGGCGACGAACTTCTCGTGGCCCTGTACCTCCAGCAGAAGCGTCGGCCGCGAATGCAGCGTCTGGCGAAGCCCAGCTAAGGCAATGTGCTCTACCCCTTCGACATCGATTTTCATCAGATCCGGCGCAGATAGATCATGTTGCGGCAGGATCATATCTAACGGGGCGGCTGTCACGATCTCCGTCCGGACCGGCAACCAGTCAGGCGCGTTCGGCGCGATTAGCGACGAGCCTGTGTCCAAAATGCTCTCACCCCAAGCGATGTGAAGGGCGAGCGTCCCGATCTCTTTCGCCACCGCATAGGGCACCACGGAGATCTTTCCGAACAGATCGTTGGCGACCAAGTTCATAGAAAGCCGTGCTCGAACCGCGGAGTTGGGCTCGACCTGGATGACCTTCGCGCTCGGCACCGCGATTTGAGCGAGCATGCCGTAAAGGCCCGTGAACGCCCCTACGTCCGCAACCTTGGTAGAGACACGTGCGATCTCGAGCCAAATCGCGACGCTCGCCGCTTCATAGCTGTCAGGGCCGAAGGCGTGGTAGACCATCGCCACGCCGTCGTCCGAGTTCGAGTACATCGTAAGCGACAGATCGTGAACCCGCACGTCTGCCCATCCATAGAACGGATGTGACGCTCGAAAATCGTGCCCTTCTTGAGCATGCTGCGACATTGGCCGGTAGCGGTACCCCGGCTGCTTCCACGGGCGAGCCGCTAGAGATGCCTGGTTCAGCTCGTCAAGCACTGCGGTTTTGGTTGCTGCTGTCAAGGCCATACTCTCCACGACGGGCCGCGAACGTACACGCCGAGCAGCGGCGATCAAGGCCTGAGATGGAAGCGCTTCAGATCGGGCTCGGTCGAGGACGAGAAATGCATCGAGAGCGACGGGCGGAGTTGCGCGAGCCGACGGCAGAGTGCCATGCAAGGCTTCTCGCTGATCGCTGCGAAGGAAGCGTGGCCAGGGTATGACTGGCTGTTGGCGAAAGAGACGAAAGGCTGGCTGCCCGAGGTGGACGGTTTGCACCTGTGCGTGCAGCGGCTCGGATTGGACGAGGTGGCCATACGGGAGATCCAAGAGCAGGCGCGCATAAAGCAGCTGCTGCCGGCTTCGGCGATAATGACCGATTGGCTGCTTTGCGGAAGCGTTTGCTCGCGGCGGCGAGGTAAGGCCGAGGGGAGAGGAGCACCCTCTTTTCGTCGCTATTCTGAAGGACAATTGTGCTCGCTACTGCCCTACGTGACGGATTCCATGGCCGCCGACGTCCAACTCCCTCCGATCCGTCCGCAACCGGCGAGCCACGTTGACGTCTACCTGCGAGTCATCAACGCGCTGATGCTGCGCGACATGCGCAGCCGTTTCGGCGGCAACTACTGGGGCTATCTGGTGCAAGTGCTCTGGCCGTGCGTGCACCTCGGCATCCTCGTTGGAGCTATGCACTTCCGCGGCATGAAATCGCCTATGGGCGATAGCACAATGCTTTTCGTCGCCACCGGCGCGCTGCCGGCCCTTGCGTTTCAATACATCTCTCGCGAGGTGATGAAGGGCTACATTGTTCATAAAGCGCTAACCTACTTCCCGCAGGTGAAGCGCTTCGACACCATTGTGGCACGCATTATCGTCGAGATCGTCAGCAGCTTCATGGGTCTCTGTCTAATCTGCGTCGTTCTGTTGAGCTTCGGTGTCGATCCCGTCCCTGTCGACACATTTACAGCCATCACAGGCTATCTCGCTGCAATTGCAATCGGCATAGGCGTAGGCACAGTAAACGTGGGCATTGTCTCCGTATTTCCTGGATGGGTACTTGGCTATGTATTGGTTACAATTACAATATATTTTACGAGTGGCGTCTATTTCATGGCATGCTACATGCCGGAAGAAATTTATTATTACATGAAGTGGAATCCAATTGCCCAAATCATCGAATGGGTCAGGCTGGGATATGATCCGACGATTCCGGTTCAGGTCGATTATCTATACGTCTTCGGCTGGATCTTCAGCAGCCTCACTGCAGGGCTTCTGTTGGAACGCTACGTGGCGCGGGCGCAGCAATAAATTGCTCATGCCAAGGCGGCGGCCTGCGCATGGACGATGCTCACGCGGCCGCTCTGCCGACAAGGTTGAGTTCATGGAACGCATGAACACGTCCACGACCATCCTCCGCAACAGTAACGTCGCGGCGCCACGCATGGCACTCGGCATTCCGCAGTGAGGCACGCTTCCGGCCGACCTCTTACCAGCAGAACACCGCGCTTCCGTCCTCGTGGAAACCGCCCCCGCAGTGACTGGGTCCCTCGCTCTCGCGAGAGCCGCGGGATAAGTTCGGCGGATGGCTGATTTCTTCTCCATCGTCGGCGAACTCTTCAAGGCCAATGCCGTCGCCAACGAGCAGGTGAACGCGCTAGTCGAGGCGTATCTCACCAATCCGGCGGCGGGCGTGCTGTCGATCTCGAATGGCTGCCGAGTCGACATCGCCGAGGCTATGGAAGCGCACACATTCGCGCGAGCCACGCTGTCTGGCGAGATACCAACGCCGTCCCGCAAGAGGAAAGCTGTTCGGGCCGCGATCCTGCTGGCGCGGGCGCAGAAGGCGCGTCGGCCGCTCGTCGGTAAGCCTGGAGCAATCCGGCGCCCCTATGCCGTCGGCCCCGCCCACCAAGCGGCAGCCGTGATGCTCCTTCCCGAACTCGCGCACGATCCGCTTCCGCCCCAGGCAGCCGAGTGGCGCGAGGCCTTCGGCACAGTCCGCCCAACGTCCTCGCCATGGCGGTATCTCGGCACCGCCGCCTGTGCCAACATCCACGACGCCTGCACCGACTTCATCGAGTGCTTCGGCGCGGAAGCTGTGCGCCTGGACTGGACAGTTACCGCGCATTTTGGCGCTCATCCGAAGCACGGCACGTTGCGAGTGGATTGGTGCGCAGGATGATCATGGGCGGCGACAAGGCGATCGGCATCGAGCTGAACCGGATCCTGTTCGGCAACGTGAGTGGCTACCGTAACGTGGCAAGCGCTCCGGTCGGCGCTCCGATCCGGGAGTTCGCCGCGCGGGCGCAGAACGTCTAAGTCGCCGAAGCGCGGCGTCGTAAAGGTGATGGGAGGATAGCGACGTGGCGCATCAGGTGAGCCGAGAAGATCGGATCAAAGTAGTTGCAGAGGTGCTGTCGCGTCCGCCGAGGGATCAGCGCCGCCCGCCCGCGTCCGGCCACCTTCCCCACGATGTCGCCCGCGCAATCGCGGAGCAGATTTTGGACGCGTTGGCCGCCGTAGAGGTGGGCCCTTCGCGCGGATTAAGGGCGTGACCGACCCTGAAGCCGGGTCCTGGCGCTACACCTTCGAGCCCGGTCCCGACTTCTCTCTCTCGGTTCGCGGCGAGATCATCGGCCGTGTTCAGCGCGACGACACTAAGGCGACCCCGCCCCATTGGGGTTGGTCGATCACCTGCGTTCGGCAATTCGTCGGCATGACGAAGCCGTGCAAGACAGACAGCGGCTATTGCGAGACGAAGCAGGAGACCGGGGGGCCCTGCGCACCGCATGGCTGCTGGAACACGACTGGCGCGCCGAGATGCGGAAGTTGCCCCCTACCACGACGCTGGGATGACCTACTGTGTCACCATGATTGCGTGGGAGACCTACAAGCGCCTGGCCTAGGCCGAAATGCGCGGAGTGGAGGGATTTGCGCAGGGTATAGGCCTGGACCTGATGAAGGCGTGGGAACTCTACCAGGCGGGCACCCAGGAGACGGAGCCGAGCGAGGCTAACCGGGACGGGCGGCAGGCCGAGGTGTGGAAGCGGATGCTCGCGGCGGCCCGGAGGGCTTGAGACCAAAAACCCCGCCGCGGCTGAGCTAGGCGGGGCCGAGTCGAGATATCGCCGCGCCAGGAGCGGCGAAGCAGCTAGATCAGCTTCCAGGCCTTTTTGATGGTCTCCATCTTCGCCACCTCCCGACTGTTAAGTTTCTGCTTTCGATCCCGAATGAACCATGCGTCGATTTCGACGACATCGCCGTCAAAATGAGGCACGGTTTCGATGCGCGCCAAATACAGTCCGAATGGCTGGAGATATTCAACGTAGTCGTGCAAGAGCTTTTGTCCCTCATAAATTGGGTATGCGTGCGACTCTAGCTGTATCGCAAGCACGCTGTTGAGCAGATCGCCGAAGCCAACGAGCACGTTGTAGTCAAAACCCTGCGTATCGATTTTGATTGCATCTGGAGATGGGACTTCGCCGGCTTGGTGCAGAGAGTCGTACCGCACGCAGTGAACCGGCACAGTACGCTCCACCTCGAACGCCGGACCGGCGGAGTATCTTGAGAGAAACTGCTTGTTGGGCTTGAGGAGCGACGAGCACCACTGACTTGCCGTGATGTTAAGCTCTCGCGTGCCTTCCTGGTCTCCGAGGGCCTTCTCAATCACTCGGCCCCCAGGGAAGCGAGCAAGCGAGTCTCGGATCGGAGCGGCTTGAGCCGGATTGGGCTCGAACAGAACCGGAACGATCCGGTTGTGATACGGCTGCCAGTAATGCTGAAGACCGCCCATGCCGCCGACATCAACAAATACGACTTTCTCGTCGACTGGGATGCTGGTGTAATAATCATCGATTACGTCAATTAATAAATTATAGATCTCATACTGAGGAAGACCGGACCCTTCGTAATGCGAAACGCGATCTTTTGCGGTTCCTATTGCAATTACCGCATCGCGGTTAGGATAGATGACCACAATGTCGAGACTGCCGTCGGAGTTTCTATTGACTTCTAAGCTGTCGCAGTCTGAAGTCTTGAAGCCCTCTCCGACAGGTGACACGAATGCCAAGTCGCCGTGCAAGTGATGATTGAAAGCAATCGATGTATTGCGTTGGCTTGTGGGCTTCGCAGTGAGTGCTATTTTTATTCTCCTCTCAACAAAACCCTCGTTGCGCAATCCCATTAGGTGCCAATATTCCGAAGGCGAATCGCTGAATATAATTTTCCCGTTTTCAATGGTGACAGATGAGGAATAAAGGCTCGACCATTGACCAAGATGAACGTTCACGAGGCTCTCCGCTCAAGGATTGTGCCCAGATGCGGATAACATGAAGCTGCGGCCAAACGAAGCGCATCCTCCTTACCTTCTGGGCATTCCAGTCCCTCAGGGGTGCGGTTGCAGCTGGAGGAGTGAGCACGCTCATCACCCAGCCGACCGACGCGGGCTGATGAGCACGCCGAGCCTCAGGACCCTTCGGCCTCCTCGGAGACCTCGACCTGATCAAGGTCGAGGAAGCACATCCCGATCCCTGTCACGCGCACGAAGCGGGTGGAAATCGGCACTTCGCTGGTCCAGATGAAGGGGCGGCCATCGACACCGCCGAAAGGCAGGTCATCGTTTTTCCGCACGATATCGAACCATTCTTTGCCATCAAGTGACCCGCTGAGCACAATGTTGCGCAGCCGGTCTTTGGCAGAGTCGCACCGGTTGAACACTCGGATTTGCCGCACCGGCCGAGGCTCGAGCAGGTCGACGCGCCACCAGGGCGCATCCTCAAATTCCGTGCAGTGGCTTTGGCGCCCTGAGAATATTCCCGACACCACTCCGGCGGCATCCGCCTCGATATCCTGGTAGCGAGAATGGATGCTCGTTGAGCTCTGCGTTGCCGGTTTGCCTCGAGCGATGCTCCCCCCCTTCAGAGGCAGAGAGATAACCCGCTCGAAAGCACCGCGCATCATGTCTGAGCGCGTGCCGCGAAGGTGCTGCTCCTCAACCTCGTTGAGAGGTGAGAAAAATGCACGGATCGCTTCGTCTCCGCGCTCGTAAAGCTCTTTCCACGCGGTTTGCCCGTCGTAGACACCGCCCGTGCCGCGCAAGAAGCGCCGCATAAGATCGCGCTCAGACTTCATGCCGACGTGGTAGACGAAAGCCTCACCAATGACCCGCTCATGATAATTAGTTGTGGAAATGCGTTCCCAGTTTTTTTGCTGATCATTGTAGAAGCCGTTGAATGGCTCATTGAGCACATTGACGATTCTGGCGCCCTCTCGCAGGATGATTTCTGGGTTATGGAAGAACATTCCACCCAGTGCATGCGGCAGTCGCTGCGGGTCGTAGGCCCTTGAGCGAATGAGGTTTTTTGTGAACCCCTCCACGGTAGCAGAACGCCGCGTATAATTCTCGATGACGCTGCCTGCTGCGCGCTCCTTGTGGCCGTTGTTGCCGACACTCAGTGAGTGGAGGGAGATGCAATCAGGCCGCGGGGTAAAACTTTCAATGAAGTCGCCGATCGTGGCGTGATGGCGAGTTAAGATAAATTCGTCAGCATCGATGAACCCAAACCACTCACATTGGTCGGTATAATTATTTAAGAAATGCGTATAAATCTGCTCCTGCATTCCTTGGATGCCGTAGTAATGGAAAGTAACAAACGGATCTTTGCCCTGGCAGAACGGCAGAACCTTCTCGTATAGCTCAGTGGGTTCATCGTCATTGCAATAGAGATAGCAATGATCGAAGCCGATATGACGGTTGTATGTCAACCATTCGACGATCGTGTCAGTCTCCCACCTCGCAGTAACAACTAGCGCGTACTTGTGAATAACCATTTCGATTTGGCCCTGTGGCAGCCTCCTGTGAGGCCTTACCAATGCGCGACGTGAGCGGCAACTGGTAGGGTGCTGCTCTGGCGCCACAGCAACAACAAGAACGCAGCCCAGAGCGCGGCCTTAACGCCCCATGCAAACATAGGAGATGGTCTGTTGCGCCTTCGTGGGAGGGAACGACATAGTGATGCCGTTTCTCGATGTTGTGTAAGCCGGGCTTTGCGCGCCGCCTAGCGACGAAGAGACAACGCAGTCGGGCTCATCGGCGTACTCGGCCGCAAAGGTGATGGCGCACTTAGCAGCGCCGGTCGGCACGGTAATCGTCCCATGCAGGTCGTTTGCCGATTTAGACAGCTTCGCCTCAGCGCAGGCGCTTAAGCCTGGCCTGTTGGTCGCGCGCGCCGAGAGATGTCGCCCTAAGCTAACGTCGCCCGTGTTGAATGCTGCCAGTGTGTAGTCCGTACCTGAGTTCGTTGCTCCAAGCGTGAAAGCCTGCGTTGCCCCATTCCAGCCTAGGAACGCTCGGCCATTCCAGTTCAAAAAGGTTGTCTGTGGAAGGACAGCGAAGTTACCGCTTGCAAGGGCCGCACGACTGAAATCTAGTCCGCTGTTATGCCTTCCGTCTGCACGTAGAACGACAAACGAGTCGCTTTGATCATACAAAAAGGCGACAGCGTGCCGCCGCTGCGCGGCACTTTTGAGCGTGGCATCCGCATTTGTGCTGTCGAAGATTACAGCATCTTTCACTACCGACCCGACATCAGTCGATGGACCGCCGCTCCAGTAGTCACCGTAATGCGCGCCGTAGGGATTGGCGCCACCGCTATTCACCGACCCGGCCCCCACGTATCGATACGCCAGCATGGGGAAGGAGCCGGCTCCCTGGCCTCCGATGAAGGAACAAACCATAAAGAACGGGGAGCCGATATCGCTGTCCTTGTTGCCGTTGTTGCAGTCGCGCTCTTCTCCATAAATCACGACATCACCGACACCCGGCAGAACACTGGTGTTGGTCACGAAGCCCCAGCCTGCGCCTGTCCCAGGCTCGAAATTTGCAGATATAGAGAAGGCACTTTTGCCGTTGTTTGCACCTGGACCAAGGTAGCTCCAGACTACCGAGCCATCCCTGATATTCGGGCTGTTGCCAGTGGGTCCTTGACCACGGGCAGACGAAGTGCCCGCTGATTGCGCACGGTAGAGGCAGCCGGTTAGAGTTTGCGATGAGCCGCCTTCGACGGTGGCTGTGCAGTTAGAATTTAGCACCGCGACTGTATCACCGGCTGCATAGGGAGTGGCCGGCTTCCAGTATACGACCTTGCCTTTGTCGCTCGTAAAGTTGAGGTGAAAACCGACCTCCTGTGCAGTCGCATCCTTCTGCGTTCGGACATTGACGAGGATTGGCGTCAGCAAATGCGGGCCATCGAAACACCCGCCGACCGAACAGAAGTCGATCATGGGCCCATTCGGATGTACGAAAATCCCAAGCGGCTGTTCCCTGCTCTTCTCGCCATGGACACGCATCAGCGAAGGCGCATTCAGGGGGAGGATCGATATCGCTCGATCAACCTGTCCGGACGCCGCGTTTGCGGGGGCGGAAGCACTCGGCAGTGGCTGGGCGGAAATCTGCCCTGCCGTGGAGGCAAGGGCGAGCAGGCCGAAAAGCCCAATATGTGCGGTGCGAACGAGCATCGTGGCGCCTTCGGTTCCGGGACCAAACCCAGGCGCAAGACATCTCCTAGGGGCAGCCGGTAGAGCAAGGCACCCAACATGCTAAAGCGTGGTCACGAAAAAAGCCCCGAGGCCGAAGCCCCGGGGCGGTCTGTGGACGAGTGGGGATAGTGGGGATCAGCCGCCGCGCTTGGGCGGTCCCTGGCGCTCCTGCCGCGTCTCGCGCAGCAGTTCGATCATCATCGACATCTTCTCCTCGATCCGGCCGAAGCGCTCCTCGAGCTTCGGCAGTCGGTCCCGGTCGCGCTCCAGGCTCGAAAGCCGCTCGGCGAGGCGAAGGTCATTCTCCGCGAGGCCGCCGATTTTGCTGTCGAGCCCGGCCGTGTAGGAGCCGGCCCAATAGATCTGACCGGCCATGGCCACCGCGAGCCCGCACACAGCCCAGAAGGGCGCGCGCCGCGGCAGGGTGACGATGCCGTCGGGCGCGTCGGCCGAAGCCTGGAGCGTGTCGGACATCGGATCAGGCTTTCAGCAGGCGGGCCGCGCCGGCTCGCGCCAGCGTGGAGAGCGGCGAGGAGACGAAGAACGCCGTCAGGATCGTGGCCTCGATTGCCACGTACTCGGTCGGCAGCGGCTCGATGGGCCAGCCGAGGGCGAAGGTCTTCGAGAGGCAGATCGCCCCGAAGTGGACGGCCGGCGGGATGCCGATGCCGTAAATCAGCCCCTTGAAGGCCGGCGCGATCGCCGCCTTCGCTTGGTTGGCCGCCATCTCACCCTGGACGACCTGCACCGCGACGTCGCGCTGGGTGTTCTGGCCGTTCTCCAACCCCTTGAGGATAGGTTGAAGCACCGCGTTGCCGAACACCTTGATCAGGCCGGAGCCCACGGTACCGAGGAGGCTTCCGATCGGGTTGGTGAAGAAGCCGAGTAGGCTCATCACCGCGGCTCCCGCGCCGGCAGGGCGGCGAGCTTCGTCGCGTAGGCGCGAGCGGCGAGGCGGGCGACAGCAAGGAAGGTCGCCACCTTGGCGCCCGGCAGCCATTCCGGCAGCAGCGGCGCTAGGTCGATGCCCGGCATGGCGTCGAGCACGTCCGGCAGCGCCATGATGCCGGCGAGCAGGTAAACGCGCCAGCCTGAGGCCGCGCGCCAGCAGCGGCGCAGGCCGAGGCGGGCCCGCGCGAGGAGGGAACGGCGTGCCATGGTCAGGCCTTCCGGAACGAGGCGTGGATCAGGTCGTAGAGACCGGCGAGGCCCGAGCGGACCGCGCCGCCTGTCGCCTGGACCCCGGAACGAAGTAGCCCGCCGGTGGGGGCGGGCTCGTTAGGAGGGGAGCTTAGGAGGGGAGCTTGCGGGCTGGATACTGTCGGGATCACCGAGTGCCCGGCCGCACGCAGCGCATCGATCATGGAGCCGCATTGGCCCGCGATCAGCTCGTCCTTGTCGGTGCCGTTGATGATGCGGCGGGCTCCGACGGGATCGTACCGCCCGCCGCCGAAATAGTCGGCGAGCTTCTTGCCAGTGAACCAGCCCTCGACCATGCCGTAGAAGAGGATTGCCGCCGCCACATCGAGGCACATGGCGAGTTTCGGCGACTTCACCAGGTCCTCGTCGGCCCTCAGGTAGCCGAGCTGCCGGAGGCGGGCGGTCGCCTTGGCGTAGTTCGTCTCCCAGGTGAGTTGCACGAAGCCGCGGCCCCAGAAGCCGGTCGGCCCGTAGCTCTTTCCTTTGCCCCGGCCGTATTCCTCGATCGGCTGCATGGTGCGCGCCGTCTCGTGGAAGGTGGTCGCCAGCGCGTACCCGAGCGACGTGGTGCCGAGCAGGGACGGCGCGGCGTCGAAGATCGCATCCATGCCGGCGACCTGCGAGGCCGTCAGGCGCCCGCCGAACAGGGATGCGCGCACGGCCGCATAGAAGGCGGCGCGGTTCAGGCTCGCGGCCATCATGGTCTCCAGATTGTGGGGGTGAGGGATCGAAACTGCGCGTGCGCGCCACGCGAGAAGATTGGAGAGCGCTATCGGCGCGGCCGGTACGTCCCGAACAGCCGGTCCCATGCTGTGGTGACGACGCCGAAGTTCACCTCGTCGCCGCGGTGGTGCATCGCGTGGCGGATCTTCAGCCCATAGAGCGGGTGCCCCGGCGCGACCCGCCAGTGGTGCACGGCGTGGTGGGCCGCGATGTAGGCCAGATACCCGAGGGCGAGGCCCGCGAGCACGCCGGCCGGCAGCAGCAGGAACAGCGCGCCGAACACGAGGAGCGAGTGCCAGGACGTGACGCCCGTGCGGCCCGAGGGCTTGGCGTGGTGCTCGTCGTGGCCCGCCTTGAACAGCGGCAGGCGATGGAACAGCACGCGGTGGATCACGTACTCGGCCAGCGTCCATGCGACGAGGCCGAGCAGGATGCCCGGCAGCGTGGCGCCGCCGAACAGGATCAGCGCCAGCGCGAGCGCCGGCATCGACACGAAGTCGGCATAGTAGGCGAGGCGGGACATCGGCGCTCCTGGCGCTGTGCGGGTCAGAGGGGCTGAAGAGCGACGCGGCAGGTGCCGCAGCCGATCGCCCGGGCGGCGCCGCGGGCGAGGTCGATGGAGCGGTCGGCGATGAACGGGCCGCGATCGTTGATGCGCACCACGACGGAGCGGCCGCTCGCCGTGTTCGTGACCCGCACGTGCGTGCCGAACCGCAGGCTCCGGTGCGCGGCGGTGAACGCGTTCTGGTCGAACCGCTCGCCGTTGGCCGTCAGCCGTCCGTGAAAGCCGGGCCCGTACCACGATGCGATTTCGGCGCGGGCCGGCGTCACGCTGAGCACGAGGCAAGCGAGAGCGGCCCGCACCGCGAGGGGTTGCAGGAGCATGTCGGATCCAGGCATGAAAAAGCCGCCCGAAGGCGGCCGGGTTGGTGAGGATACGGACCGGGCGCTACCAGCTCGACAGTGCCGCACGCTTCCACGTGTTCTTCGCCACACAGCGGTATTCGAAGCTCTGATCCCAAGCCCGCTGACCGGGCTCGCAGGGCGCGCGAGGATGGGGGAAGGCTCGGCGCCACCTCCCTGACGCTGGCGAAGGTCGCTCGCTTCGCATCTCCTCGCCCAGGTCAGGCCCGGCCAAGATAGCGACGAATGCCGCCCGCATCAGCAGCGCGTGACGATCCCACCGACAACTTGGAAGTCCTGCGTGGGTGGGCCGTTGCATGACACGCCTGCGACGCCTGAGGCAAAGTAAGCGCCTGTCGAGACGTTGCCGCTCGCGGTCAACGTGCCGTTCATCGACAGATTGCCGTTCGCATCGATACGAGCGACTGCGCTGGATTGGTCCGGGCCGGTGTGGAACATCCAAGCGTTGAGAGCACTACTTTGGCTCATGCACATGAATGTGCCGTTGTAGCAAACTGCCTGTCCAGACTTGAAGTAAGCGGCGAACGGCATGGCATCTGCCGTGAAGTCCAAGCCAACCTTGTGATTGCCGGTCGCTTGCACGATAGCCCGGGCGCTGTCGTTCATTAGAAAATCAGCGTCTTGGACCTGAGAGCCGTTGTCGTTATCTTGAAAGAACAGCCCATAGTGGGCCATCGAGCTTGTTCCAGCCCAAGCGCCGGGAGTGGAGTTGTTGCCGATGGGTCGATCAGCGGTGCAGGTGGAACCATCGGTGCAGTCGACGCGAAAGCGCTGGCCGCCGTAATCGATGCGGTTGATCTTGTGGTCAAACTTTGTGCGCCCGCCGGTACCAGAGACGAATGTGAAAGTGTTGCCAGAAGTCGTCACCGTCCCTGAATAGGGGTAAGTGATTGGGTTTCCGAAATAATGGAATGCTAGGTTCGGATACGGATTGATACCGCCGTAGAAAAACCATGCAGACGTACAGTTGAAAGACTGACCCGCCGGCGGCTGTCCGCCAACGATACATTCGCCGTTGAAATTGCTATGGTCCATTTCGATCCCGTAGGTTTGGACCTGCTTGGACCCGCTACCGATCACGGTATCAATGTTCAGACCCCAATAGGTCGGAGGCCTTTCTCCGTTCGGGCCTGGATGCTGATGCCCCGAAATCAGCATGCCCGTAGCGTTGGGGGATAGCTCGTCGGATGGATGGGCCTCGGAAACGGAGCCGCCTACCACGTCCATGTTGATGAACGAGCCGCTGACCTGCTGCTGCACCCCTCCATCGGCGCGGCCGTTGACGAGGTGATACGCGCCGCCACGCGTGAACGGAGTGCCGGCGCTCGGGTCAGGCGGGTAGGTGTGATTACTTGATGTGGTGCCGCGAGTTGCAAAGATTGGGATAGCGCCAGAGCTTCCGGCCTGCCACGTACCGAAGCAGTCCGGGATCCAGGTAGATGTGTAGTCGCCGGTCCATTTGCCGGCCGTACTATCGATGCAGCCCGCAGGAAGGGTCGTCTTCACCGACCCGCTGAACACCGGGCTCGCCAGCGGCGCCCGATCCGCCATGAGGCGCGCCAGCGTACCCGAGGCGGCCGACGTGGTCGGCGTGACGTTGATGCCGGAGCCCTCGCCCTTCCAGCGGATCGTTTTGGCGGTGCCGTCAACGCAGCCGAGCGAGACCATCGTCGCACCGGTCCGCTCCCGCACCGCGAGTTCCGGGCACGCGCCGCTGTTCTGGAGGCCGAATTCGGGCAGCGTGAAGGTTTGGGCCGAGGCCGACGAGACGGCTGGACCGAGAGTGGCGATTGCCAGCGCCAAGGCGAGTCGCATGGAGCGGATCATGTTAAAAGCCTTCACTTCGGCTGGAGCGCGGCGGAGAGGAGCAGGTCGGACACCTGCACGAGGCTCAAATTTAGCGTCTCCTTCACGAAAGTGAGGAGCGCGCAGTCCGGGGAGATGAACGCCGTGGTGCGATATGCCCGGTTGATGGGATTGCCCGGGTCGGACGACACCGCATCCTGGATGATCGCAGTCGCGCCCGGGCGAAGCGCCTCAAGAGCCGCGAAGAACTGGTTTGCGGTCACCTGTCCGTCGCTGAGACCGCCGCCCACGACATCGAGGGTCACCGCCAATCCCTGACGGCCGAGCTTCACCGTGCCGGTGGGCGACCGGACATCGATCGGGAACGTCGGGCGGATCGGATAGCTCGGCATGGCGGGGTCTCCTCAGGCGAATTCGACCGGCTCGCAGAAGACCTCTTCCGTCTCCGGGCCGATGGTGACGAAGACCCGCGCGTCGTAGAGGCCGGGCGGCACGTCGAGCAGCGAACCGGCGGGGAACACGGCCTCGACCAAGCCGGGGCTCGAGACGACGAGCGTGCCGGACGCGAGCGAAGCCGCGAGCACCGGGGCCGGCTCCCGCCCGTCCCAGCAGCCGCGATGCGGGGCACGCGGCGTCACCTCGAGTGCAACCTCGGAGCAGGTCGAGAAGTCGATCAGGCCAGCGTCCGTGATGTCGAGCCGACCGCGCTCGTCACCGCCGCGGAAGACGTGCCGGAAACGCCATTGCCCGCGCCGGGAGACCGCGCCGAGCGTGTTCATGAAGGACGGCATCGGTCGTCAACTTTCTTGTCTCGCATGGCGAGGGAAGTAGAATGTCCTCACTTAGCGAGGTACATCGTGCGCCCGACCAAACCTCTACCGTCGAAGGACGCTTTGCTCGAAGTCTTTTCTTACGATCCGGCGTCAGGAAGGCTTTTTCGAAGGCGTTCCAGGCAAGGTGGCGCGAACCTTGTTGAAGTAGCCACCGCCCAGAAAAGCACTCCGTATCGGCACGTTGCCTTCAGGAACAGAAACTACCTTTTGTACCGCTTGGTGTGGGTCATCATCCATGGAACGCCGCCCGCCGGTGAGGTGGACCACATCGATGGCGACCCTCTCAACAACCGCCCGGAGAACCTGCGTTTGGCCACTTCCGGCCAAAACAACCACAACCGCAGGCTATCTGAGCGCAACAAGTCCGGCGTCAAAGGCGTGATCTGGGTCGAGAGGCACAAGCGTTGGCGCGGCCTTGTCGTGCATAAGGGACATCAACATTTCGTTGGAAACTTTACAGAGCTCAGGGCCGCCGAAGCTGCTGTCATCGCCAAGAGACAGGAGCTTCACGGCGACTTCGCTAGGCATGAATAGCTAAAGTTTTAGATAGAAGGTGCCGAGCCGGGTCGGCGGGAGGTTCGACACCGGCAATCCGCCGCCGGGGTTCGGCTGCGAGACGCTGAAGGTCTTCGCGTTCGGCGCTGCCGTCAGATCGTTCTTGAGGCCCTGCTGCAGGTTCGTCACCGGCGAGGCGCCGGTCGAGGCAGTGATCGAGGCCGTCGCGAGGGTCTCGTGCGTGATGTATGTGTGTGCCGGGTAATCGACGATCACCGAGCCGCCGGGCAGTACCGCCGGCAGGTTCTTGTTCGACAGCCCCGTGAAGGCGTCGCCGCCGATCTGGCCGGGCATCTGCGCATCACCGAGGGCCGAGAACCGCGCACCCGACACGGTCCCCGTCGATCCGGCTGCGGCAGGCTGCGAGAGCGTGATCGTCGTGCCGTTGATGTCCGTGATCGTCGTGCCGGCCGAGATCCCGTTTGCAATCACCGTCATGCCGATGGCGAGACGCGCGGAGTTGAAGACTGTCGCCGTGGTCGAGCCGGCGCTGAGCGTGAGGTCCGTGATCGTCTGGAACCGCCCGGCCGGGCTCGAACCCATGTCGTCGAGGCCGCCCTGCAGCAATCCCTGCATCGTCGGGATGACGATCTGCTTGCCAGCCGAGAAGTCGCTCGACGCCGAGGTGCCGCGCCCGCCGACAACCGAGGCCACCGTATCGGGAAAGGTGTTCCAGAGGTAGGAGAAGGCAGCCGAGGCGGATGCCGAGGCCAGTTCCGTCGCGCCCGATCCCGCGCCGCCGAGCGTGCGGCCGTTCATCCGCACCCAGCCGGGCATGATCCCGGCGTCCATGCGCCACTTCACATCGCCGGTCGCGGCGATCGCGGTCAGATCGACGGTGCCGCTCCCGCCGCCACCATCCGCTGTCGGGGGCACGTAGCCGAGGCCGTCGTCGAACCAGAGAAGGTTGCCGTAAGGGCCGGTCACCTGTTCGGCGTAGAGCGCGGACGGCAGGTAGATGCGCGGGAATCGGCCGGTTCCATCCGCCTTCACCGGCTGGGCGAGCGGCTTCGTCAACGCGGCATCCGAATAGACCGCGAGCGGCGTGATCGTGCCGGCCTTGAAGAAGGCGACGCTCGGCACGAGCAGGGGGCGGCCCGACGCATCGAGGATCTGCTGTCGCGACTTCGGCCACGACTCAGCGGCTGACGCGAGCGAGATCAGGCCGAGCACGAGCGCGAGCCCGGCGGCGAGTGATTTGTGCATGTGGGGAAGCCTGAAACGACGAAGCCCCGCACGGGGGCGGGGCTTGGTCAGGGCCAGCGCGTAGGGCGCGGCACAGTGATCAAATCGCGGGTTTTGCCCGACGGGTCAAGGGGCGATGACTGGCGGTAGTGTCTCAGTTTGAAATCTGAACGCGTCCGAGTCCGCTCCGCGCTCCTCTCCCGTACCCTCGCGCGATCCCTCGCGCTGGCGTATGCTTGGCGCCAAGCAGGAGCAAAAGATGCCGCAACAGTTCCCGGTGTGTACATGGTGTGGCCAGCAGCTTGGGCTTGGCGTTGTCCCCTGTTCGGATGCGAGCGAGACCGACAGGAGGACAATTAGCGCGACCACAACAAACCAGACTTGCAAGCGCGAACTCAAGAAGCGGGGCTACTAGAATGCCCACCGGACCCAAGGGCATGGCCGCTGGTGTGTCGGATCGGTTGTGGAGCGTGGAGGATATCGCTGCTCTGGTCGAGGCAGCTGCGCCGAAGCCGGGAAAGCGTGGGCCGTATCGGAGACGGGCCGATGAAGCTGAATTTAGATGATCCAGAAAATGCTTTTCTGAAAGAGGTTGCAGACGAGCTTAAGGTGCTCGCTGAGGCTTTCTCAGACCGATCTGTGGCAGAAGATGCACGAAAGGCGCAAGACTTATCAATAATAGCTTCTATGTTAACTATTTTATATCAGGCCGGACTCATTACAATATCAAAAGTCCAAGGTGCCGGTCTTGAAGGCTCAGTAAGCAACCAAAGCACAAAGTTTATTGCTTTATTTTTATGCCTGACCGCATTTTTCTTCACGGCTCGATACTATTTGTATTATTATAATGACTCCGCCTTAACAAAAATGAAACAACTGGTTGCCGGTCTTAGGATGAACACTTTAAATAGAGAATTGATGAACGCAATTTCCGACGATAAACTTGGTGATATGGATAAACGTCGCGCAGGGGCAGCGCACGCAACGCTTGCTGACCTAACAAGCCATCTCAAGTGGGGCCGCCGGGGCCGCGGCGCTGTTGATCTAATATTTCCAGCCGCGCTGTGGATCGCTGCTGCAGGCCTTGTCATCTGGGGGCCACAAATTTCAAACTGAGACACCACCTGACTGGCGGCGCGGTAGGAGCGTGCTACCGCGCCGGCATGTCGCGCCGCCTCCTCCGCTTCTCGACCAATCCATGAGCCAAGCCGAGAAGCGCCTCGAAGCGATGCGCCGCAACCCGGTCGGCGATTGGACCATCGCGGATGTGGAGGCGGTCTGCCGCGCGTTCGGCATCGCTTGCCACCCGCCGGCCCGAGGCTCACATTACGACGTGTCGCATCCGAGCCAGCCCGAGATCCTGACGGTGCCGTTCAAGCGGCCCATCCGCCCCGTCTACATCAGGAAGCTCGTCGCCTTCGTGGATCGCGTCAGGGAAGAGACCGATGTTCGTCCGTGACTATTTCGTCGAACTGCACTGGTTGCCCAAATCGGAGGGCGGCGGCTGGCATGTGACCGTGCCGGACCTGCCCGGCTGCATGTCCGATGGCGATACGGTCGAGCAGGCGATGGAGAACGTCGAGGACGCCATCAGCTGCTGGATCGCGGCGGCGGAGCGGTTGGGGCGGGACGTGCCGGGTCCGGCCGCGGTGCACGAGCGGCGGGCGTAGGCGGTGCGGTCGGTCTCCCACCAAGACGTCTTCGCCATCGTCGCGATGCTGCTGTTCGCCCTTGGGATGGGCGTGCTGTGGATCGCGTTGCGCGGATTCGGCGACGACTTCGGGATGGGCTTCGCTGTTGGTGGGATATTCGTCGGCGCCCTCGTGTTCGTGGCTACTGGTTGGCGATCCGGGGCGCCGCGCTGAAGATGCTGATCGCCAGCGGCTCGACAGTCTGCTGAGCCGGTAGCGCCAGCGGCGAGACAGGGACGCTGCCGCCGCTGCGCACGAGGTCACCGAGGTGCTGGATCTGACGGGTGACGCCGCGCTCCGCGATCTTCTTCGCCGCAAGTCCGGCAACCGGGAGCGCTGCCATCGCCGGGTTGGCGACTGTTCCGCTGAGGCCGAGCAAGGCTGTGAGGGCTCCGTTGGTCGGCGAGAACTTCCCCATCAGGCGAAGGGCGTTCTGGACCGACGAGCCGCGCACGATCGCCGACATGGCCGCCTTCTCGGCATCGGTGAAGCCGGCGCGCCGTTTCGGGCTGTCGAGGATGGCCCGGATGTTCTGCCGGATCGCGTTCTCGGTGTTGCCGCCGGCCCCGCTCGTGGCAGCGCGGTTCTCGCCGCGCCCGACAGCATCCTCAATCACCTCGGCCTTGCGCGCCCGGCTCCAGAGGCCGCGCGCCTCGGTCAGGGCGTCAGCGGCGGTTGCGGCGTCGCCTGAGATCAGATCGCCCTGCTTCAGGCCGCCGACGAAGTCGTCAAGCTTGTCGATCATGAGCGAGGCGATCCGCTTCTCGTCGGGCTCGATCGACTTCGCGGCCCCGCCGAGGATGCGGCGCAGCAGCTCGACGTCCTTCAGGGTCGGAGCGGTGCCTACCGCCTCCTCCAGGCGCCCGACGGCCGCCGTCGCCTTCGGGTGGATGGTCCGATCAATGCCCGCCGCCTTCGCGGCTTGGGCGATGTCGTCCACCGCCGCCGCGAAAGAGGGCTGGGCGATCTGCACGCCGGCCCCGTCGGCGCGCTGATACGCGGCGCGGGCGGCATCCTTTAGTTCATCGACGGTGGGGACCGCAGCAGCCGGCTTGATTTTCGACGCGACTGAGGCCGCGACCTTGCCGGCGGCGGCGCCGAGCACGGGGGCAGCGAGGCCGCCGACGGCACCGAAGCCTGCCCCCTTCGCGGTTGCCTCCAGATCCCCACCGCTCCGCGCCGCCCCATCGGCCGCCCCGAGCGCGCCGTTGGTCACCATGGAGGTCGCGGCCCGCACCGGCAAGGACGCGGCCGAGATGCCGAACGCGGCGGGCGCGGCAGCGACCAGCGGTGCGGTGCCGAGGACGGCGCCCGCGATCTCGCTGCCGGTGGTGACGTGCGGGTGCGCCTCGGCCGTCGCCTTCGAGTTCGCCTGCACCTGCTCCAGCGTGTCGGCGTAAGACGTCTCGTTGCGCATCGCGCCGATGCCGGCCGCCGCGCGCTCTGCGCCGGACACGATGGCCGGGCCGACGACGGGGATGCCGTTGAGGGCGCCACGCAGGGCTGCGGCGGTCGTTCCGGCATCCTGGCCCTTGGGCGCATCGCCGATCTCGGGCGGCACGGTCCCGTCCGCGAGCGCCATCGGGTGGTGCGCAGGAGGCGGCGCCGGTTCGGCGGCCGGTGCGGCCTTCGCGGGGGCGTCAGCCGTGACCCGGAACGCCGACCACGGGTCGTCGGACGGGGCCGGCGCGGCAGTGGGAGCAGCGTCGGGACTCGCCGCCGGCTTGACGCGAAACGCGGCCCAAACATCCTCGGCCATCAGGGCACCCTTCCTTCCGAGCCATCGGGAAGGATCAGGCGCGTCCCGCTCGGGAAGCGCTTCACGATGTCTTCCGGCTTCATGGAGGGCGTCACCTTCACCGGCAGAGAGGGCGGCGAGCCGGAGGCGCGCGGCGCGTCCTTGCCCTCTGCCTTATAGAACGTCCCACCCTTCAGATCCTCAGCACGCCGCTGGTTGAACTCGAGGCGGCGCTGCGCAAGCGCGATGCCACGGTCGAAGATCTTCTGGCGCACCGCGTCGGGCTGCGAGGCCGAGCCCTGGATCTGGAGCAGGATCTTGCGCTCGCCCTCGGTCGGGTTGCCGCCGAAGATCGCCTTCAACTGCCCGAGCGCGTTGGAGGAGACGATGTTCTCCATCTCCTGCGTCGCCTCGCCAGCCTCGCTGCCGACCAAGCTCGTCGCGTAGCCGCGGATGCCGGCAGTCGGCCCCACATAGGCTTTCGGGGAGATCGCCTTGGCTTGGTTCAGTGCCTCGATCGCGTTCTGCGCCGAGAGCACCGATTCCTCCGCCTCCATGATCGCCTTCTTGTCGGTCGCCGAAAGCTCCTGATCGCGGCCGATCTTGCTGGTGAGCACGTAGCTCTCGAACTTCGGAGTGCCGGGTTCCAGTCCGAGCCGCTTCGCCTCCTGCTCGCGGGCGGCGACCTGATCGCGGACCTTGTCGCCCTCATCCCGCTCTGCCCGCGGCGCGGTGTAGATCGGCTGGCGCGTCACCGGGTCCAGCACGGTCGTTCCAGCTGGGACGTTCAAGAGCTTCGAGCTGTCCTTGTCGGGCGCCGTGTACAGCACCTCACCGGTAGCCGTGTCGACGAGATTGTTGCCGACGGTCGCAGTGTTGCGCTTGGCCTGCCCGATGGGGAGGATTCGGCCGTCCCGGGTGTTCACCCAAGCACTCTGCCCGTTGACCTCCTTCAGGTCCCAACCGGCGTCCTGTCCCTTGAGCAACTGCCCGAAGATCTGCCCGGCCATGGCGCGGGTGCTCGGGTTGCGCCACGCGGCGTTGAGCGCGGTCTGAAGCTCCGGCGTCATGCGGGTGGCGGCGCCGGCCGGGAAGCCGGGGAAGGCCTGCGACGGCGCGGCGGCCGCGTCGCCACCCTGAGGCACCACGAAGCCCGCAGGCTTCGCGCTGGCCGCGGGGATATTGGCTGCGTCGGGTTCGGCCGAGGCGGCCTGTGCCGGGGCTTCCGTGGCCGCGCCGCCGAGGCGGGCGAGATACTCGCGCGTTGAGCCGAGGCGGGCCGCGAACTCGCCGCCCGGACGGTTGTAGCCCGCGAACTTCCACGCCCGCGCCATCAGTTGGTTGGCTTCCTCCGGGCTCTTGGCGTTCTGGAGGGCCAGGGTCAGTTCGGGGCTTTCCGTGAGGGCGAAGCTCGCCTGCGCCGCGACGGGATCCTTGGCCCCGGCCGTCAGACGCCGCATGTTGGCGAAGCGGTCGCCGCGCCATGACAGGATGCCGCCCGAGGTGCCGGGCTGTCCGCTCTCGCTCGGATCGGACCACGACCCGGTGATATTGCCGGGCTTGTACCCGCTCTCGCGACCGGCATAGGCCGCCATGGCGGCGAGGCCGTAGGGGTTCGTCAGGCCGCCGGACTTCAGGGCGTCGACGAAGCGGGTCTCGATCTCGCCGCCGTTGCCAGGGACGCGCATCGGGGCGCCACCGCCGCCCGCGAACGAGGGGACGGCCGCAGGTGTGCCGGAGGGCGCCGACGGGGTCACGGCACCGCCAGCGGGCACGCCCAGGCCAGCCGCAGTCGCCGGCACTGCCGCACCGCCGCCCTTGTAGGCGTTCATCAGGTTCGAGATCAGCGTCGGCGCCTCGTCCTCCTGCGCCTGCTTGCGGGCATCGGAATAGGCGCCGCCGAAGGCATCGCCGAGGCCCGACACCATCTGGAAGACGGTCGCACCGTTCATCGCGTCACCCGAAAATCGAGAAGGCAGAGGACATGTTGCTGCCGATGTTACTCAGCGCGGCCGGGTTGCCCGACATGGCGCCAATGCCCTTCGCGAGCAGGTTCGCGCCGCCCATCAGAGCGCCGAACCGGTTCTCGGCCGCCTGCTGCCCGGCCATGAGGCCCTGCTGACCGACGGTGGAGAGCCCCTTGGCCGTGTCGGTCGAGACGCCGGCCTTGGCCACGCCGGTCTGGAAGCCGACGTTGCCGAGGCCGGTTTCCGCGCCCGCCTGCCCCGAGACGGCGGTCGCCCGCTTCGTGTCGAGGTTCGCGAGGTTGGCGAGCCAGTTGTTGAAGTCCTGGCTGGCGAGCCCGGAGGCGAACTTCATCGCGTCGGTATCGGCGTTGCCCGAGGCGAGCGTGCCGTTGACGGCCCGGGCGCGGGCGAGCGCCTGGAGCCCCTGGTCCATGTTGAAGGTGTAGCCGGTGCCGGTCGTGTAGGCGGAGCGCGCTGCGCTCGAAGCGTCGGCGCCGTTCACGCCGAGCGCATCCTGATAGAGCTTGGCGCCGCCCCGGTACTCGTCGGCGAGGTTGCCGAAGAGGCCCGAGGCCTTGCCGTACTGATCCTTGGCGAAGCCGAGCCCCTGATCAAGGGCGTCCTTCGCCTCGTTCTCGCCCTGCTGGAGCTGCTGCGCACCCCAGATCGCGGCCTCACGGCCGGCCCTGCCGGAAAAGATGCTGGCCATGGATCAGGCCTCCAGTTTGGCGATGCGGTCTTCGAGCGCCGCCACGTAGGCGAGCAGTTCGGAGAGGAACCGGAACCACTCGCGCGGCAACGGCAGCGAGGCGGCGTTCGGAAGGGTAGGCTTGGTGAGGGTGGGCTTGGTGCTCATTCGGTGCGGGCCTCGACTGCCATCGCGCCCCCAAGCAGGGCGCAGTAAACCGGATCGGACACGTCCACGCGCCAGATCCGGCCCTGTGGCCCCGTCATGCCGGTGCGCAGGAGGTTGATGCGGGTGCGGCTCTCGCCCAGGCGCCCGAGTGGTCGGGAGAGCGGATTGCCCCAGGTCCGCCCGCCGTCGTCCGACCACGAGATCAGGACGCGGGGATCGGAGACCGTCGGATCAGCGGAGAGACCGCCGACGCCGAGGGCGAAGTCGAAATCCGCCCGCGGGATCGCGAGGCGGGCCGGGAAGCCCTGCGCCGGCAGGCTCTCGACGCGGAAGCGCAGCGGATCGCCGTCCTCGCCGAAGGCGCTCTCCGTCACCTCGAGCAGGCCGGTGCCGACCGTGTCGCCGACGAGCCAGCGCCCAAAGGCCTTCACGCTCTGCGAGGCCCGCCAGCGCGCCGACTGATGGCTGGCGCGCTCGTGCCACTGCTGCGTGGTCAGGTCGTAGACCCAGGTGCGCCCCGGCATCGAGACCGCCCAGAAGGCGTGTCCGGCCACGAGGTGCACCGAGGCCTCGATCGCCTTCGGATCGGCCTTCGCCGCCGCGGCGAGATCGCGCTCGACGTCGTGGTTCGAGATCCGCGCGGGGCTGTAGCCGCTGAGTTGGTAGACAACTGAATCGTCGCCCACCCAGATCAGTTCGTTCGACCAGCCTTCCTCGTGACCGGCGACCGCCCATGGGCCGATCAGTCCGCGCGGAATACCGGTCACCCGAGCGAGCGGGAAGCCGTTGGCCTGCGATTGCCCGCCATAGACGCCGATTCCCGACGGACCGAACAGGAACAGTTCGTCGCGGAAGGCGATGCCGCGCAGCAGGCCACCGGGCCGTGCCTGCTCCGTCGTTTTGTCGTTGGTGTTGAAGGTCAGGCCGTTGATGCCGGTCGCGTAGCAGTCGCCGTTGCCGGCGGTGAAGAACAGGATGCCGAACAGCTCGCAGACCGAGTTCGGCGCCGGCAGGCCAGAGGGCGTCTGGAGCGGCTGCGGCGCGCCGTCGAGCGGGAGCCGGTAGGCCCCGAGTTCCGTCACCGCGACCGCGTCTGGGTTCGGCTGGCGGTTGTTGCGGGCGATGGTGATCCGCTCCGAACCCGGCAGCGGGCCTGCCGTCACGACTGTGCGATCCTCGGAGATCCGCACGAGAGCGTTCTGGTAGGCCGCGAACACGACGGGGCCGACCTGACGAGAGCCGCGCGGGCCCGAGACACCGACATCGACGAACCGAGACAGCCCAGGCGCCCGCCGCACCGAGACCGGCGCGCGGGCGCCGTCCCCGAGCTTCTCGGCGAACGCGTTGATCAGGCGGCCGGCGCCCTCCGCATCCGAGAGACCCGGGCGGCTCGACAGAGGCCATGCGATGGCGGGCAAGGGTCTACTCCGCTACCGATCGTGCGGCGGTGATGATCGCGGCGAGTTGCGCGTCCGTGAGGCTGAGCGTCGTCTTCACGAACTGCGCGAGTGCGCCGGCCTGCGTCACGAACGTGGTGTGATTGAAGGCGATGTTGGTGGCGTCGCCTCGGTCGGAGGGAACGGCATCGGTGACCGTCGCGACACGGCCCGCGCCGGAGTTCTCCAAGGCGCGGAAGAACTGCCCGCGGGTCGGCGCGTAGAACTTCGCGGCCGTGATCGCCGCATCCCGGAGCGCAACGGACCCAAAGGCAGGCTGGAACACGACGGCATCGATGGCGACGTACTGAGCCGTCGATGCTTCGGACAGGACGAACCCTAATCGAACATAGGCGCACGTTGTCGGAGGAGTGACCGGCAGGCCGACTTCGCTCCACCCTGCGCTGACGGGACCGTTGTTCAACCGAGTATCGACGGAGAGCAGCGCGTCCGTCTTGTCGTAGTAGCGAGCCTGAACACTGAAGCCGGCCGTGGTCGTGCCAGCCATCGGCGCCACGAAAAATGTGAGCCCGTGCGCGATGGAGGGCGTGACATCCATGCGCGGCCCCAGAGCCGCAACCGCGCTGCTTGTGGTCGCCGTCGCCTTGGTGAGCAGGAGCGACGTCTTTCCGGCATACGCGGCGGCCGTGTAGGCCGAGATCCCACTACCGGCGCCGACTGCATTCAGCAGCGTCCAGCCGACCGGTACGCCGCCCGCCACTTCCTCCATGTCCCCGTTGGGGCAGAGGTTCGCGGCCATGGATCCAATGTCGAGCTTCGACGGGCGAACCTTATTGTTTGCATCGCCGAGGACGCGCGCGGCGATCGCATCCGGCACGCTCTGCTGCGCTCCACCCGTCGGCGTGACGGTCATCGCGCCCGCGTCGCAGGCGATCTGATCCGTGGCCGCGATCTCGCGGAAGCCGCCGAGAACACTGGCGAGCGCCTTCCGGAGGGCCATTCAACGTCTCCGGTGAGCTTGCGAGCGACGAGGATCAGGCGAGGCCGACGAACGGGCCGGGCTGGACGTCGAGGGAGGTCGCGGTGATCGCCTTGCCGGCGTACTGCAACGTCTGCCCGGCCGCGCTGGGCGGGGTCGCCGTGAACGCGCCGGCCGTGGTGCCGAGGTAGTAATCGGTGCCCGGCGTGAGGCCCGTGAGGCCCGTGTTCAGACCGTTCCGGTAGACCGTCGCAGAGGCGCCGGAAGCCACCGCCGCAATCACGAACCCGTCGAGTTTCTTGCCGCCCGAGGCGGTCGCGCCGTCGGCGTTGCGCGCGTTCGTGGCGCCAGCATTCGCCCAGAGGTTCACCGCAGCTCCCGCCGCTAGGGCCTCACTCGCGGGGACGGTGACGACGTCGGCGCCGATACCGGCCGGAAACAGCGAAATGTCGAGCAGACCGGAGACGTTGGTCGAGACGATCTTCTCGCCGTTGCCGGCGCCGCCGAGCACGGTCGCGACCACCTCCTGAAATCCACCTGCAAGCTTCTGCAGGAAGCGGGGGGCTGCCATGGTCTACTCCTCGGTTCTCATGACGATGCGGATCATCCCGCGATCTTGATGGGCGGAAGGATTCCGACGATGAGCCGGGTCGGAGCGTCGGAGAGGCCGACCTGCTGAAGGAAGCCGCTCGTCGGTTCTTGCTGGGTCAGCAGCCCATCCGGACCGAGTAGCACCGGGCCGGGGCTCCACGACCAGGACGGTTCGGTCACGGGACCGGCGGCGACGTAGGTGCCGAGCGCGCCTGCCGCGGCCGCACCGGTCGAGATGCCGACCAAGGCGCCGAAGTGTGAGGGATCGGAGGCCGAGGCGAGCGCGACACCGCCAGCGACGGCCCGGATGCCGCGATGCCCGCTGATGGGCTCGACCGCCGGCGCCGTCAGATCCTCGACCGGGCCACCGCTGGCGCCGCTGAGATCGAACGTCTCGTAAGCGCCGCCGCCGGAGCCAACGAGGAGCACCTTGTCGGGGAAGACGACGAGCGGCTCACCCTCGGCAAGGGAATCCATGCCGGTGGTCGGCGGCCGGTAGCCGGGGCCGAACGCTCGCGCCAACTTCGGGCTGCGGATCTTCTCCTCCAGCGTGCGCGCCATGGATCAGCCCCGCCGGCCGCCGTCGACCGTGACGTCGAGATCGATGTCGTCGGGCGGCGTGATGGGCCGACCGCGGCTGTTGATCGGCAACGAGCCGCCGCGACGGCCCCAGAACTGTTCCAGGCGCATCGGCGGACGGGCGTCGTAGACCCGATACGCGAGCTTCAGGTCGGTGCGGGCTTGCTCGGCGGCGGCGCGGATCTCGCCGGCACGGGTGCCGCCGATCCCAAACGGCACCATGGCCCGTTCAGCGACGATGTCCGCAAGCGGCAAGTAAGCCGCGTCGTCGATCTCGTCGCCGTTGAGCTTGGCAACCCCGTCGTCGAGCAGCTTCGCGCAGACGGGGTCAATCAGGTCGTCGACCTCGGCGCGGTCCTCATCGCTCGGCGACTGGCCAGCGGCGAGCACGCCGAGGTTCTTGAGAACCCGCGCGATCAGATCCTCGCGGGTCTTCATGTCAGCGGCCCTTCGCGGCGGTGGCGGGCTTCGGCTTGGTGGCCTCGTCGAGGTCGGCCTTCACCTGCGCGAGCTCGGCGGCGAGAGCCTCCGCCGCGGCCTTGGCCTCGTTGCGCTCGGCGACCGACACGCGGCCATCCTCGTGCGCCCTGGCGAGCGCGGCCTGCAGGTCGGACATCGCGGCCGAGGCGCCGTCGAGCGCCTTCTCGGCGGAGTCGATCTCGGCGACGAGGGTCGCGTTCTCCGCCATGCCGGCCTCGATCACGCCCTTCAGGCGGTCGATCTCGGCGAGGGCGTTCGCCAGCGCGTCGGGATCAACAGCGGCGAGCTCACCCTCGATGCGGAAGCCGGACACGGCATCGGCAACGGCGGGGACATAGGTACGACCCTGAAGGGCGGCGGAGAGCGCATCGGCGGTGGCGAGCGCCGGATCGGTAATGCAGGCCGGGGAGTCGTGCCAGCCGTCCGGCAGGCCCTCGCCGGGCGCGAGGTCGAAGATCTGGGCGGCGCCGTCGGGCTTGTAGCCCCAGGTCGGGTTGGTGGTGCTCATGAACGCCTCGTGTGAATGGCGGGGCGCTCACGGGCCCCAGAACGACGAAGGGCGCCACGAGGGCGCCCTTTCGTCTTCAGCGGTGAAGAGCCGGGATCAGCCGGCGAGACGGACGGCCAGGTCCGGGTAGATCGCTTCCCAGCCGAACAGGATGTCGGCGCGGACGATCTCCTGATCGGTGTCGATGCTCCAGTCCTTCGTGATGCGGACCGAGAGGCCCTCGGCATCCTCACGAGCCTTCCAGGCGCAGCCGTCGGGCATCTCGATCGGGATGGTGACGAGGGCCAGGGCGTTCTTGTGGAAGCAGAGGTTCTGCGTGAACACCTGGTTGGCCGTACCGAGCACGGTGATCGGAGCCGAGTCCGCCGGAGCCGCCGAAACGGTCTGGTACGGGCCGGACGTGATGATCGCCGGGCTGATGGTCACGATCGCGTTGCCGGAGCCGTCCGAGTTCACGACCGCCTGCCGCACGACGAACTGCTGCAGGTAGGGCAGCACGTTCTTGCCCGTGCCGGCCTCGCCCGGAACCGGGTTGACCGCGAACACGCCGCCGATGGTGAAGACGTCGCCCTCACGCAGCACGCCAGCCGAGGAGGCCGTGAAGCCCTTCATGCTGAGCTGCTGCACGCCGGTCTTCATCACGTCACGGTAGGACGAGACCTGACCTGCGCCGTTGACGAGCGGGGTGCCCGCCTTGGTGCCGACGATGTGGCTCTTGATGTTCACCGACTCGTGGGTGTTGAAGCCCGCGAGGTTCCCGATCTCACCGGTGCGCCACGCGTCGGCCGCCTGCTGCGGCATGTTCAGGGTGGTCAGGGTGCCGGCGATCTTGTGGAACGCCTCGGAGGTCAGGGCTGCGCGACGGTCGCTCTTCGGAACGGCCATCTCGGTCATGCGCTGCGCGACGGCGCCGAGCGAGCCGTAGTTCGAGGGCACCGTGCCGGGGGTGCCGACCACGTTCCAGACCTTGCGGTAGAGCCCAGCGCCGTAGGTGTCGACGGTCTGGGCCAGCGTCAGCATCGCCGGCTTGATGTAGCGCTCGGAGTAGTCGTCGATCGACAGCGTGAGGTCCTGCGTGGAGAAGCCCCACGAGACGTGCTTGCGCTGATCGATCTTGATCGAGGTGCTGCCCTCCTCGACGTCTTGATTGACGCGTGCCGCACCATCGGTGGTCTGGAACTTCACCGGCTTGCGGATGGTGACGGTGTCACCGACCTTGGCGAACTCCTTCTTGTACTCGCGGTGGGCGAGCTTGCCAAAGACGAGCTGGTTCTTGAGCTGCATCAGCGCCTCTTTGGCGATGACGTTCGGAGTGAGCAGCGGGGGATTGGCCACGGGTATGATCCTTCAGGTCCGAGGGTGTGAGAGGGTCAGCCCTTCGCCTTCGCGCGCCACTTCTCGTACTCGGCGAAGGACATCTTCGACGGGTCCGGGCCGGGCGCGGCCGCGCCGGTGACCGGCTTGGCGGGCGAGGGGGCTGCGGTTGCGGTCTTGGGTTTCGCCAGGGTCAGGCGTGCTTCGAGCCGGCCGACGGTCTTGGCCGCCTCGCGCTCGCTCATCCCGTTGAGTTTGGTCAGCTCGGCGGGGTTCTTGGCGAGGTAGTAGGCGAGCAGGGCACCCTTCTCGCTCTCGACGATCAGTTCGGTGACGTAACGCTTCACCTCACGGCCCTTGGCTTCGTTGAGCGCCTGATCGAAGTCCGGGATCTTGCCCCGGGTCTCGTCGAGACGCTCCTGAAAGGCCTCGAACGCGGCCTCACGCTGGGCGACCTGCGTGGCGTTCTGCCGGCGGGAGACATCAGCCTCACGGTCGGCGTGGCGCTGCTCGGCGACGGCGAGCTTCACGTCGTAGCGACGCTGCGCGCGGTCGAATTCCGCCCAGTCCTTGAAGTCCTCCTCCTTCGGAGCCGGCCCGATCTCCTTCTCGATGGCGGCAGCGCGATCCTCGCCGGCAGCCGGAGCCGCGCTGCGAGCCGATGCGAGCTCGTCTTCGAGCCGGGCGATCCGGTCCTGCATCCGGCGGTAGCCGGACTTCTTCTTCGGGCGATCCTCCTCGCCTTCCTCCTCGTCGTCACCCTTCGCGGGCTCCGGCTTCGGCTTGGCGGCGGATTCGCCCTCTTCTTCCCCTGGCGTTGCGGCGCCCGTCTCGATCTCGGCCGGCTGGCCTTCGATCGTCGCGGCCGTCGCGTCCGAGGCTTCGCTACCTGCCGCCAGCGTCTCCGCCGGCGCGCCCAGCACGATCAGATCCTCGTCCGTCATGTGTCGTTGGTCCATGAAAAAACCCGCCGCGCTGAGAGCGGGCGGGTTCGGTGCATCCTCGCGGCCTGGCAGCGGGTCCGCCGGCCTGCGGGATCGGAGAGGGCGCAATTCGCCCCACGGTGGGGCGCGCCGATCAGAATGGTTGGATTGCCGCTGACGGGGCCGTGCCCGCACGTCTCGCGACGGATAGTCTTTGGGGCTCTTTTGCCCGTCGGGTCAAGTGGGGAGGTCGTATTCTGCCCCTACCGCCCGACCTCAATGTCAAAACTCAACCAGCTTGACCGTGTGGGAACCCGACCCGATACGTCTGGATAGCGGGCCTCGAACAAGCGTACTAGAGAGATACGACTCAAGATAAGCACCTGACCTGCGCCGTCAGCAATCTGTGCCTTGAGGATGTATTATGAAGCTTGGTTACTCCCTGCTCCTTGCCTTACTCATCTGCGGGCTAAGCACCAATGAATTGAGTTCTCAGGCGTCATCTCGCGCCTACAACGAACAATATTTCGCTGATTATGCAAACATATTGAAGATTTCGATTTCCAGAAAACTCAACAATGCGCGGTATATTTCCGTTTCAGGCGGAACTGTCACGCTGTCATTTACGATTGAGAGAAGCGGTAGAGTCATCAATTCTTCGCTTCTGCAGTCCTCAGGCGATCCTCACATAGACCGGGCAGCGATGGAAGTGTTTAGCAAGGGAGCACAATTCCCTCCATTTCCTGAGAAAATGAATATGTCCTCGCTCAAGATATCGTTTCCGGTACGCTTACCTCCACACTGATGCTCGCGGGGCTCTAATCGTCTTCTGTCTTTGGCACCCGTAGAGCGATCCATTCCGAACGACGCCACGAAAGGCCGCTTTGGGTGGGAAGCTGGCATTTCGTCAGGATGCTGTATGGGGCAGCATCGCCACCGGAAGCAGACGTTCGCGGGCTGAGTGTTACTGAACGTTCCAGGCGCCGGACAGGCAAGCTGCAGCAGATTGCACGGGTACAAGCGTGACGCCGGGCCAACCACTTGGGTGGGCAGCCAGCGGCCGGCGAGCCGCCGATGACGCAGCCTGGAACACCCCAAGCTGACCATCGTCCCGGTCCAACTGGAGCGTTAGGCAGAAACGCTGACCGTCGTGGCTGCTGTCAGGAGATACCTCATGCACAATCCTTGGACCATGAAGATGGAGCAGTTCGCCCGCTTCTCTCCTGAGCAGCGGCAGACGCTGGATGCGCTGATGACCGAGCGACGTCGGCAGAACGAACCAGGGGACGACATCATTCGCGAGGGAGACCACTCACCCGATTGCCATGTCGTGCTCTCGGGGCTCGCCTGCCGGTACAAGATCCTGCCCGATGGCAGACGTCAGATCATGGCCTTCCTGATCCCAGGTGACCTGTGCGATGCTGAGATCTTCATCTTGAAGGAAATGGACCACAGCGTCGGCGCGCTCACGCTGACCAAGACGGCGCTGATCGCAGGCAGCAGGATGAAGGAGTTGCTGCGCGAACCGAGCTGCATGGCCGAGGCGCTCTGGTGGGGCACCCTGACGGACCTCGGCGTCTTGCGTGAGCGCATTGTGGATCATGGTCGGCGCAACGCTTACGAGCGCATGGCCCACATCATCTACGAGATGCTGGTGCGCTATCGCGTCATCGGGGCTGCCAAGGATGATGCCTTCGAGTTCCCGATCACGCAATCAGACCTAGGCGACGCGACCGGCATGACGCCGGTTCACGCCAACCGCATGCTGCAGAAGCTGCGCAAGGAAGGGCTGATCAGCCTGAAGGGCAAGGTTCTCACCGTGCTCGACCCGAAGCGGCTGAAGCAGGTGGCAGGGTTTAACGCGAACTATTTGCATCTGGACCGCGCCCACGACCGGCAGGACGGGCTGGATCAGCGAGCGGGCGACTTGATCTAGCGCCATAGCTGTGACGCCTCGACAGCGGCCAGAGAAATCCCGCATGTCACGCTACCTTTTCTCCGTGCGAGTGGACAGCACCCTCATCCCTGACGAGCCTGGATGAAGCGCATGCTCTGGCGCTCAGCAATCTAACAGAACCATCGTCGGACCCGCCGGCAGAGGGCGGTGGTCGGTGCCTCATGGAGGTGCACGTCGCCGAAGCCGATGACAGCCTGCTGCTCCAGTTTCGCCTTACCTTCGAGGCTGTGCATGACACATAGTTCGGCGCAGATCAGGCCGAAAGCGCAAGCAAAAGCGTGAGAGCATACACGATCAAGAGAATAGGGATCACCTCGCCAACCGCGATGACGCCTGGGCGGTCCGGATTAGGAGGTCCCATCCTGCTCATGACTGGAGCGCCACGAACAGGTGATAGCCAGCGATAGCAGCACTTGCCTGCGCGGCTTTCAGATTGAGATCCATCGGTGCCTGAGCAGGTTCAGCGACGACGCCGCTGAAGAGCCACGTCTCACCGTCGAGGAAGCCAGGAACGATCTGGTCTTGCCGGATCGCACAGCGCAGGTTCGTATCCTGCCGGCTCATGAAGAGGAGATAGGGGCAGGATAGCCGGCCTTGTCGTTTCACGGGACTGCTCCTGATGCGAGCCCCATGAGACACGAGTAGACGCTCTCGTCATTTCTCTAGATTAAGAGTGCGTTAAATCAGACTTACATCAGCCCTGAAGGTATGATGCCCGACACAACGCGAAGAGCAGCTCCGGCGCTGCTCTCCGGATCACGGGTGCATCTCCGGGGCGACAATTCGCGTTTATTTCAGCTTTTCTAATCTCGGTTAGAACCTGCGGGTCCGTTTTTGTTACTCACCGTTCATCGCCTGCCGGTCGATCCGGGCGCAGGCGCTTGGGAGACAGCGTGTGCTCTTGCCCCGAACGGGAGCAGAGTCGTGTCTCAGCCTCAACAATCGACTGTTCGCAACCGCCTGCTGAAGGCGCTCACGCCGAGCGATTTCGCTCTGCTCCAGCCGCACCTGGAGCTGATCGCGACCGAGCTGCGCCAGCCGCTGATCAAGCCCAACGAGCCGGTCAAACAGCTGTACTTCCCCGAGGTCGGCTTTTCCTCGATCACGACGCAAGGCTCAGGTGGCAAGGTCGAGATCGGCATCATCGGACGCGAGGGGCTGGTCGGCGCCATACCGCTGCTGCTGGGCTCCGACCGCACCCCGCACGACCATTTCATCCAGAGCCCGGGCGAGATGCTGGCCATCAGTTCCCAAGCGTTCTGTGGAGCGGTCGGTCAGAGCGCCAGCCTGCACAAGCTCCTGCTGCGCTTCACCCAGGTGCAGTACGTGCAGACCGCCCAGACCGCCTTCGTGAACGCGAGCTACCAGATCGAGGTGCGCCTCGCGCGCTGGCTGCTGATGTG